AGAAGGTACTATGCATGACGACAGCTTTGTTAATTACGTTGTTGTTAGTGTACAGAATGATAGAGCTGAGTACTACACACTAGATTATCCTAGTGCATTGATGACAGCTAAGAACTTCGAGAAAGCCCTTGATGGTGTGTTCGGAGAGGATCAACCTAAACTAAACTAGGAGATACGATGCACTTTCTAATAGATGCAGACTCGATTGTCTTTAAGGCAGGGTGTGCTAATGAGTTCAGAGAGTACGTAGTATGGGAGGAGGGGAGCGCAGTTGCTTCCTTCCCTTATAAGAAAGAAGTAGATGAGTACATAGCAGAGTACCCAGATGCTAACCTTGAATGGACAAAGGAGAAGAGAGCAGGTAACTTCGTCCTTAGTGTGGCTAACTGCAAGTCATTGATGAAGAAGATCACTGAACATCCCCAGTGTACATCATGGGAAGTATTCATAGCAGGTAAAGATAACTTCCGTAAGGAAATCTACCCTGAATATAAGGCTACTCGTGACCCATTCAACAGACCAATCCATGAGAACAGACTAAGGCAGTACTTAGTTGATCGTTGGAAGGCAGTCAAGTGTGATGGTGAAGAGGTTGATGATGTTGTATCCTATAGGCAAGAGGAGATGATTGAAGCGGAGGGTATACTTACTCCTTGTATTGTGTCTATTGATAAGGACTTAGACAATACCCAAGGTTATCACTACAACTATGGTACTGATGAGATGTACTGTGTACAGAACTACGAAGCAGACCTTAACTTCTATCGACAACTACTAACAGGAGACAACGTTGATAACATACCCGGGTTACATCGGGTTGGTAAGAAGACAGCAGAGAAACTACTACCTGAGTACAGTGATGATATGTGCCAGATAGTATGGGATGAATACAAGAAACGTGACCATGATCTTGACTACATGATTATGAATGCACGACTACTTTGGATTAGACGAGAGAGAGAAGAGCTATGGATACCCCCGATAGAGTTACAATAACCTACGTTACCACCTACTCTGGTGTACAACCAGTGGCATGGTCAGCTACCTTCGAGTATAAGGGCAGTGATACAGCTACATTGTACTCACACCAAGAAGCAGAGAACATTCAGTCACTACTTGAGCAGATGGATGTACCACTAACCATTGTAGTAGTAGACGAGGATGTTGAAGATGCCCAGTAGAAAAAGAAAAGCAGCAGTCAAGGCAGGATTCAGGTCAGGCTTTGAACAAACAGTAGCAGCAAAACTAACGGGTTGTAATTATGAACCAGACAAGATCCACTATACGGAGGAACACCACTATACACCTGACTTCATCCCGAAGACGGACGATAAAATCCTTATCGAAGTCAAAGGAAGATTCAGAACAAGAGCAGAAGCCAGCAAATACATCTGGTTCCTCAAGTCAAACCCCGAATACGAAATAGTCTTTATCTTTATGGCTCCTACCTGTGCTATGCCTCATGCTAAGAAGCGTAAGAAGTGTGGTACTCGTATGACTCATGCAGAATGGGCAGAGAAGAATGGTTTTAAATGGTACACACTTAAAGATGTACCCAAAGAATGGTGCGCAGGATAAATTATGTTACAGTTAACTAGATTAGAAGCAGAACACTTAAAGATTGTACTAAGCGAAGCAGCAGTAAGCAGCGAGTATGCAGTGACCCTCGAGTTCGAGGAAGATCTAGCCCACGCTGTTGAGATTGTTGATGGTATCTTAGCACAAGACGACATTCAATTTGAACAGAGGTTATTAGATGAGTAAACACCTTGTTATCTTTGACATACAAGATGAACCCAATGAATGCTCCAGTTACTTAGCGAAGTTCGGGGAGTTAATCATTAAGGAGAAGCCTGATGTAATCATTTGCATTGGTGACTTCGCTGATATGAAATCATTAGGTTCCTTTGACAAGCCCGGCTCTAAGAAGTTCGAGGGCAGGCGGTATAAGGATGACATTGCCAGTGCTAACATAGCCATGTGCCACTTACTGCAACCGTTGTGGAGTTATAACGAACTACGACGACATAATAAGAAGAAGCAGTACAAGCCGCGCTTAGTTATGACACTAGGTAATCACGAAGAACGTATCAATCGTGCAATTAACGCTGATCCTACCCACTTAGAGGGTATCATTAGCATGGAGGATTTGAATTATGAGGCGTATGGTTGGGAAGTTTATCCGTTCCTTGATCGCGTTACTGTTGACGGTGTCTGTTATAGCCACTATTTCGTTAATCCTAGTAGTATGCTCGGCCGTCCTGTGGGCGGTACTATCGACACTAAACTTAAAGCCCTTGGACACTCCTTCACAATGGGACACCAACAAATTCTACAATACGGAGTCTCCCCAAGACAATCAGGAATTCTCCACGGACTTGTATGTGGTGCCAGTTATGCCCACGATGAAGACTACCTCGGCCCACAAGGCAATGACTACTGGCGAGGAGTAGCAATCAAAGACAACGTAAAGAATGGGGAGTATGACTTACGACTAATGAACCTACAAACATTACTTGGCTAAGAACCAAGATCAAACAAGCCGCAGAAGAAGGTAACTTTCAAGAGTGGGAGAACTACTCAAAGCTACTGGATCTGTGGCTAAACAAACTAGGAGATAACAATGCCACAAACAATACGAGAACAGAAAGCAAAAGCTAGAGCTACACTAGAGCTACTGCGTAAGTTAGATGTTAATGCCGTAGTAGCAGGAGGCGCACCTCGTAACTGGGTAGAGAACAAGGTAGCAAGAGACTTAGACTTCTTTATCCACCTACCTCAGAGAATGGATGCTAAGTATATGCTAGAGCTGGTACTAGGCGTGACAGTTATTCCCAAAGTAGGAGACACCTCCTATGAAGGAGAGTACATTAACGGTGTGTGGGAGTATGAGTCTGATACAGAACTACCTCAGCAGATCATTATACTACGTAAGCCGGCAGCATGTCAAGAGGTGCTACGACACTTCACTTGTAATGCTAGCCAGATAGCCCATAACGGATTTACCTACCATCACACAGAGGAGTTTATGCGCTGCCATAGGGAAAAGGTACTTACCTTTGACTTCCGTATGCATGGTTACAAGTTAGATTACTTAAATAAAATGTTAGATTACTATCCTGACTACACTGTAGATATGGAGAGTATTAAATTCCCAGACAATATGAGACCAGAACATGACAATACTAGACCAGTACGCCCAGATGACACAATCAACTTCGATGTACCCTTTAGACGCAGCCCTGCCGTACCTATCCCTTGGGTTATCGAGTGAGGCAGGTGAGGTAGCAGGTAAGTATAAGAAGGTAATACGTGGTGATAAGGCACTAGACGCAGCAGCTATGGCTGATGAGGTGGCTGATTGCCTGTGGTACATAGATCGTTTAGCTGTACACTTAGGCTACTCACTTGAGGAGTTAATGCAGATGAACATGGATAAACTAAACTCACGTAAAGAGCGTGGAGTTATCAAGGGTGACGGTGATGAAAGATAAAAAACTAGTAGAAGCTATTAAGAAAGCTATCTCTGACCCATCTAAGCACTACGCTAATGGCTGTGAGGTACGAGACATTACTAACATAACTAAACGACTAGACTTTATTGCAGTAACAGTGTACTTTAGGGGAGATCGTGGTGTATTCTACGATACAGTGTATCTACCAGCAGAGGATTTTCCTGATGCCTGATGATGATCACTACCATTACTCAGCTATGATGGAGGATGAAGACTTCCTTGATCACTTAGAACCATGGGATACGGAGGATGTAGATGATGAGGAGGATGAGTAGGATAGACCTTATAGGTCACAACGGTAATGAAGGTTTACATTATAAACAACTAGAGAGAAATGATTTGAAAGACAACTCAGTAAAAGTATTATCAGACGTAACAGTATTCAACAAGTATGCTAAGTATGTCCCTGAACTACAGCGTCGAGAGACGTGGGAAGAGCTGGTGTATCGTAACATGAACATGCACTGTAAAAAATATCCACACATGGCACAGAAGATCACGGAGATTTATGAACGATTCGTCATTACTAAGAAGGTACTCCCATCTATGCGGTCGCTACAGTTTAGTGGTCGTCCTATTGAACTTGCTCACAATCGCATTTACAACTGTGCTTATCTACCCATTGATCACATGGATGCTTTCTCAGAGCTTATGTTTCTTTTGTTGGGCGGTACTGGAGGTGGGTATTCTGTTCAGTCTCATCATGTTGAAAGCTTACCAGCAGTGGTTGGAACAACAGATCAGAAGCGTCGATTCCTTATTGGAGATAGCATCGAAGGATGGGCTGATGCCGTCAAAGTTCTGGTCGAAGCGCACTTCTTAGGTAAACATACACCTGACTTTGATTACTCAGACATTCGAGAGAAGGGTGCTATGCTAATTACTACAGGTGGTAAGGCTCCCGGCCCTGAACCATTGCGTATTTGTTTGGAGAAGTTAAATGAAATACTTGAAGCTACCCGTGGTAATAACATCAGTACTATTAACGCTCACGATATGTGTTGTATCATTGCTGATGCAGTCTTGGCAGGAGGAATCCGTCGAGCAGCTCTCATCAGCTTATTCGACAGAGACGACGAGTCGATGTTATCTTGTAAATCCGGCACATGGTGGGAAGCGGCTCCTTATCGTGGAAGAGCTAACAATAGTGCCGTGCTTGAACGAGGAAAAGTAAGCCGTACTGAGTTCTATTCTATTATGAAACGTGTAGAAGAGAGCGGAGCAGGTGAACCGGGGGTATACTGGTCATCAAATCGTGACTGGGGTACTAATCCTTGCTGTGAGATTGGACTACGACCTTATCAGTTCTGTAATCTATGTGAAGTTAACGCTGATGGTGTTGAAGATCAAGCAGATCTTGAGGCACGTAGTCGTGCTGCTGCCTTTATTGGTACACTTCAAGCAGGTTACACAGACTTCCATTACCTACGTCCAGTGTGGCGTGAGACAACAGAGAAGGATGCCTTGATTGGTGTAGGTATGACAGGTATTGGTAGTGGTGACGTTGCTGACCTAGACTTACGAGCCGCGGCGGCTGCTGTAGTGGATGAGAATGCTAAGGTAGCAAAGCTATTAGGTATCCGTTACGCATCTCGAACTACAACTGTCAAACCCAGTGGTACATCAAGCTTAGTGGTTGGTAGTAGTAGTGGTGTACATGCTTGGCATGCACCGTATTACATTAGACGTATGAGAGCAGGTAAGAATGAAGCCTTATACCAGTACTTATTAGAGAAATCACCGGAGTTAGTAGAAGATGACACGTTCAACCCACAAGGAGGAGTGCTATCGTTCCCGCAACGAGCTCCAGAGAATGCTATCTTACGCAGTGAGTCTCCTGATACTCTGCTTAACCGTGTACGTGACTTCAACTTGGGATGGGTACGACCCGGACACAACGACGGAGACAACACACACAACGTGTCCTGCACCATCAGTCTTAAAGACAGTGAATGGCCACTAGTAACTGATTGGATGTGGGCTAACCGTAATGATTATAATGGCATTAGCGTGCTACCTTATGATGGAGGTACTTATCAACAAGCCCCGTTTGAGGACTGCACTAAAGAAGAATATGAACGTATGCTACCTTTCCTTGAAGGGATTAATCTCAAGCATGTGTCAGAAGAAGTAGACAATACAGACTTACAAGGCGAACAAGCTTGTGCAGGAGGTGCATGTGAAGTATAGTATAGTATGGGCAGAGTTTACATTTCCACCAATTAACCTATGGGTGATGCCACCGTATGAAGCTTAAACATAAACATTACTATAGAGAGTGGGAGGGGCAGGTAGATATCTACCGTGTCCTTAAACTATTCAACGTAACAGACCCGGCTATCCAGCATGCAGTAAAGAAACTGTTATGTGCTGGTGACCGAGGTGTTAAGGATCAGGCTAAGGATTATTCTGAGGCAGTAGATTCTATTGAACGAGCTATTCAAATGATTGAGGAAGATGATGCTAGTAGAAATATCAAGTGACGCGGGCTCCACACACTACATAAACCCGCTACATATAGTAAGGATCTCTATATTAGGGTCGCGAGGCTGGTTAAAGTTAACCGAGGGCACTAGCGATATCCGCATCTCTTTAGAAGAAGCATATAAATTAATTAAAGCGAGTAACAAGGCTGGA